GTTCGAGCGCGCGGTGCAGTCGAGCAGATACCCAGCAATCCACTTGTGTGCGATCGATGGTGTCGGTGCCGCGCGAGCGAACCAGTGTCGCCAGATCCCCGCCCTCCTCTTCGTCGGCAGAGTTGTACAGCTTCTGCCACGCCTGCTTGCTGGTGTTGTCGATCGCCTCAGCCGCGAGGGCCGAGACAACTGCGTTCAGAACACTTGGATAGATCATGCTGCCGCCCTCTTTAGTTCGCGGGTCTTGGCCCGGTAGTCGGCGGTCATCGCCTTCAGTTCTTCGATGGTGTACTTCTTCGGCTCATGCGGACCTTCCAGCCAGTCGACTGCCTCGGTACCGATCCGCTTCACCAGCGCGATGCGGTAATTGACGATGTTCCCGGACAGCTGGGTATTGCACGGTGAACACTGGCGGTGGCAGTTCAGCGGCTCGAAGCGAAGCGCAGGGTTGCTGCCTACAGTACGGTAATGCCCTGCGTCGTATTTGCCCTGGTGGTGGCGGCCGCAACTGATGCACGGCAGAGCCGCGTCACGCTCACGAACCCAGGCGTTGAAAGCAGTCTGAGCCTCCTTCATGTACTGCCCTTTCGGCTTGATCCGCTCCTTGGCTGCGCGAATCTCCTTGCGGCCGAGCTCGGCCAGCGACTTACGCGCTTTCTCCCGATTCACATCCTTGATGGCCAGGCCGCACTTAGGGCTGCACACGGCCTGACCCAAGCGCTGCGGCGGGAAACTGATGCCGCATGCAGGGTTCTTGCACTGCTTCGGTCGGGGTTGTTTGGCGGGAAGGCTCATGCGTAGCTCCCCAGCTGATCAGCCGCAGAAAGCGCGTCAGCTTCATTCTCAAAGTGAGCAGATAGCACCAACCGCCAGCAGGCGTTGAAGACGTCGCGATAAAGCGGCTCGAAAGCAGTGTCATCCATGTTTGCCCAACTGATCGACTTGGCCTCTTTTCGGATTCCTTCGGGCGTGTGCACCAGGTGGAAATGGCCGGCCTCGATCGTCACCCACTCACGGAAAGCTTCGCGGGACTTGTCCACGGCCGGGAAGCGTTCAGCGCGAGTCGACTCAAGGCCGGCTACGTATGTCGCGACGGCGTCCGACAGCTGCCCCGGCTTGCCGCTCTGCGCTTCGAAGAACTTGGCCAGCCCCCGAATGCCGCGCATCTCCTGGCGCGGAATCAGGCCGCCGACCGGCTCCCAGTACTCCCAAGCCAGGTCGAGCATCGAGAAGAACTTGCCGTGGAATTTGCCGTTGCGCATGCGGGTGAACTTGCCGTGAATGATCTGGCCAGCCTTCCACTTCTGGACGGTTTCACGGTCGGCTTCGGTGGCCGGCACCAAACCCTGGGCTGTGCGGATCAATGCGAGTTCAGCCATAGAATGTCTCCTTGCGTTGTGCTGCTGCGATAGCCGCTCGGAACTTACGCTTGCGCAGATATGTGTCGACTCGATCTGCCTGAGCCTTCTTGAGTCGCTCGCGCTTCTGCCGGGCCTTCGCCGCATCGACGATCTGGCGCACTTCAGCGAGCTTCTCGCGCAGGTGCGGTGAGGGCTCTGCGGTGGAACCTGTGATAAGCCCGGCAATGGCCTGGCCATCCGTAGTGATGGGCGGAATGCGAAGGTCAGCCAAGTACTGGGTACCGGCCTGGTGGGTGATCAGTTGCATACGCACAGCCGATTCAATCGCTGTAACCCGGCGCCCCGGATCGAGGCCGAGGGAAACGCTCCAAGTGGTCGGTTTGGCTTCCGCTCTGGCTGTGGATACCAGGCGCTCGTAGGCGCTGTTGAACGCCATTCGTGCACCAACTACGTCTCGACGACTCAAGATCGGCTGAGCGGCAACCATCGCCTGGCGTATCTCGGCGGTCATCACGACTGTTTCGGATTCGTCGCCTGCGGTAAGTGCAATCGACCAGGCCTCATCCCTTCCTGGCCGACCATCCTTGAGCTGCACGCGCGAGAGGATCTCGACCATTGCCAGTCGCCCCTTCACTTCATTGCGGCAGGACTTCAATGCGTCACGAACGATGGCGACTGGGTAAACCGACAAATCTTCAGCCATCAACGCAGCGGTGCCGGGACTGATCTCCTGGCCCATTGCTTCGGCGGTGGCGCAGATAGCCGCCGCCAGACCTGCTACCTGGGCGTCTGACATTTCAGAGGTATTCATTGCGCTCTCCTGCCTGACGCTTGGCCAGGACCATTTGCGAAGCCTGCTCTGCTGCTGAGTGGTTCGCCTCGGTACGTTCCATCTGGCGGGCGGTTGTCCCGTTGATGCGCTGACCGGTGACCCACTGGGTGTGATAGCTCTCTGCGTTGGCCAGCAGCTCGTTGAGGCTGTGGCACTTGCGCAGCACGCTGGCGTCGCTGGTTTTCAGGAAGTGGGCGGCGACGTGATGTGCGACATCAGCGCCCAGGCGGCTGACAAGCTGACCGAGCTGACCACCGACCTTGGCATTCCACACCGGCCAGGCGCCGTAGCGTTTGCGGTAAGCCATGGCGTAGTTCGCCCAGGTCTTGAATGTCTTGCAGGTCTGGTCTTTGGGTCCCGGCATGTCGGCGGGGATCTCAACCCGTGGCGCCTCAGAGCGATCGACCACCAGCACCAGACCGCGGGACTGGGCCGGCTTGTCGGTACCGTCCTGCAAATCCTGATTACTGGTTACCTGATTGGTACCCTGATTATTGGTACCCTGATTTGTCGGAGATTTTTCCGACCCTGGCCCGGATTTTTTTCCGACCTTGCTCGGAGATTTATCCGAGGTAGATCGGATTTTTTTCCGACCATCAATCGCATCAGAGGTCGGATATTTTTCCGACCCATCCAATTTGCGGTTCCATTCTTTCGCCTTCTCGGTCAGGCGGATCAGCGTGATGCTGGAAGTACTCGACAACTCGATCAGGCCGGCATCTCGCAGGGCTTTGAGCAGGCGGTAAGCGGTGTCCGGTTTATCCGTGAGCAACGGCAGTTCTTCCACGATCTTGCTCTTGCTCAGGGCGAAGTAGATTCCAGTATCCGTCTTGATTGGATTGGCCCAGCTCGGGCTCTCGTAGACGAAGGCAAACAGCAGGGCCTGCTGAGAATTCAGCCCCCACTCCAGCGCCTTCACCTGGTTGATCGTGACGGTGTATTGCATGTCAGCCTTTCCCAGCCAATGCAGCCAGCTCAAGGAAACGATCCACGTACCAGTGAGGTTGTGTCTCGCGAGGGGATTGAGGATTGGTCAAATTCTTACCGAAACGAAGGCCCTGCTCAGTCACCGACCAGAACGGAACCATTTCCCGTTTGGAGTTCTTGCGCTGGAGCTGTTTAAGAAGGCCCCTGGTTTCCAGTGCGCGGTTGAATGCCGCTGGCGAAACGCAAATGGCGTTGTCTTTCAGTAGCGCCGTGGCCGACTTGGTGGGCATCGAGGAGCCGCCGGCAGCATCTGGCGCAGCATCTGGCGCAGCATCGACGGCATAGCTTGGTAAAAACTTCGGGTCCAGGCCGTTGTTCTGGGCGATCTTCGTGAGCATGGCCATCTGGCAGGATGGAGCGGGCTTCAGCAGGCGCGTGAAGCATTCCATGATGGCGATCTCGCCGACGACCTTGGTGCCATTGAGCAGGACCTGTTCGCGGGCGCCCTGCTGCTGTTCCAGCTCACGCCAGCGGCGAATCACTTTCATGCGCATCGGCGCGCTATAGCCGGTGAGCAGGCAGTCGGTCTGCTCGCGATCGAGCATGTACTCGACCTGCTCGCGGTTTTGACCGTCCAGATAGATGTGCTCAAAACTGAGTACATCTAATTTGAGTTCTTTCAACATCGCAGCGATGTCGCGCTTCACGTTGGCGTGACGCTTGCCGGTGACGTTGGCGATCTCGCGGGACGACATCGTGGCCCGCGACACGTTTTCGGAATTAACAAAACGTGTCGCGACCTGTCCGGTATTGTTCTGTTGTGTCTGTGCGTGCATAATCTTCTCCACTTGCTTTACCGCTGTAGAAAAAGCCGACCTCGTACGTCGGCTTTTTTGTGTCTGGAATTCAGGCGATGGATTTCAAGTTCGGTCGGTGCTTCGTAAGCAGTTCATCAGCCTTCCGCCCCAACTCCCCTGCCCTTGCTTCAACCTGACGGCATTGCTTGGCGAACGCAGGAAGATGTGGCAAGTCCGCCTCGCACATCACCTGGTCGTCAAAGACGTCGCTTCCGGTGTCGATCACATCACCCAGAGCGCGAATCAAAGCGCCAAAACTTTTGTTTGCGCATTGGTCGCTGGTCATCTGCCGGGCGCCGATTAGCCCGTAGCGGCCGGCCAGTTCGTTGATGCAGTGATCGCGGAACTCGGGTTCGAGAGCATTCACCCACGACTCTTCCAGCCAAGACGGCATGTCTTGATCGCCCGACAACCAGCGCTGGACACGTTTCAGCCAGCGGCCAGTCGCCTTAACGAACTCACCGACATTGTTCAGTTCTGTCAGCGCGCCGAAGTCCGGCACTTCTTTAGCCGTAGCCTTTTCCTGGCAAGCCAAATGCAGTTCACGACTCAGCGCCTGCGCGAAATCGTCCTGGCTCAGGCTGGTGCGGGCGATCTGGTTTGCTGCGTGCGCGACCAGCACCTGGTCACGGGTTTGCACGCTGTGTCTTGAACTGGACGTTTCCATGGGGACTGCTCTCTTCTAATCTGGCTTCATCGGATCGGCGGACAGGGGTGTCGCTTAGGCGGCCATCTCGGCCCAAGGAAAAGACGGGCAAAGCTGCCCCCTTTCCACTTCGCCATTCGTTAGCGCTTCGATCTGAATCGCTCTTGCTGCCGGGACCGGTCGATCTCCGGAACACCACTGGCTAACAGTTGGAGCTCGAACATCAAGACGGCTGGCCAACTCTGTTTGGCTGCCCAAAATCCCGGCTGCCTTACGCACCGCTTCTGCTGGTGTCATGGGGGGTACTCAGGTTTGTCATGTGGCAAATATAAGGCATAGGCTATTTTTCAACAAGCCATTGCCTACTCGACTAATGGATAGGCTTAATTAGGCAATGCTTACAGGTCCTGAATTAGGCGCAGCCATCGAGCAAGCTCGGGTCGCCAAACGCGTTACAAAGAAGAAGCTCGCCGAAGATTTCGGCGTGGCAGGTCCGTCTGTCCAAGGCTGGGTGAAGACGGGTCGAATCGATAAGTCGAAGCTCATGGAGCTGATTGAGTATTTCTCGGACGTTGTGAAGCCTGCTCACTGGGGCTTAAGCGATAGAATGGGCAATATTCTTTCGGCTTCAGAGGCCGAGGTAGGCTCTGGTCGAGCCATCCGTGCTGACGTCCACCTCTCGGACATCAAGCCTTGGGACGACAATACCCCTCTCGACGATGACGAGGTCTACGTCCCTTTCCTCCGAGAAGTGGAATTGGCTGCCGGCTCGGGCCGATTTGTGATCGAAGAAAGCGACACCGCCAAACTACGCTTCTTCAAGAAAGACCTCCGTCATAACAACGTTATGTTCAGCAACGCGAAATGCGTGGTCGTCAGCGGCAACAGCATGCTGCCGGTGCTGCGCGATGGCGCCACCGTAGGCATCAACATAGGCAAGAGCTCGCTGGGTGACATCGTCGATGGCGACATGTATGCGATCACCCATCATGGTCAGCTTCGCGTGAAGCAGCTCTATAGACTGCCCTCTGGCATTCGACTTCGCAGCTTTAACCGGGAAGAGCATCCAGATGAGGATTACACCTTTACTGAGATACAGGATCAGAATATAGCGATACTGGGGCACGTCTTCTGGTGGGGAATGTTCGCGCGATAACCCAATGACAACGTTACGAGGACACCGGACCCAAAATCTAATTGAATTTGTATGATGTGTCGCAGGCGGTGTCGGAATCGCAACCTTGCTTCGCGCCCGCTAACGCACTAAGCTGCTTTTCAGCAACGTGCTTGTTTAGCACCATTGAACTATGGATATAAGACAAGTGATTAAAACGATCGAAATTCAAAACTTTAAGTCGATCGACAACTTAAAGATTTCTCTTGGCCGAATTAATGTTTTCGTGGGCGAAAATGGCGCAGGCAAGAGCAATATTCTTGAAGGCATTGCATTGGCTGGTGCTGCGAGCGCTAGGAAGCTTGATAGTGAGTTTCTTATCTCTCGCGGTATACGGGTTACACAGCCACAGCTTATGAGACCTCGCTTCCCAGGCTTTTCAGAATCTGAAATAATTAGCATTGATGTAACGCCCGAAGACAAAGCCCCAGTGTCATTTTTAATGAAAAATGACAATAAACCCTATTCCAACTGGGAGCACACCGCCTCAGTAAAAGATGGCAGCGAGGGAGCTCTGTCGCAAAAGTTTCAAGATTTTCTTGAGAGTAAGACCACTTCAAAAAATGAGATGCTTGAAGTTATAAAAAATCTGAGCAAAGCGCTCGACGAGTCCAAAAAATCGCAACCAAAGAGAAGAGGAAAGAAAGCGCTTCCTATAACGGTACCCATTTCCGCAAGCACTAGCTTTTTCAACTTTATTACTTCCTACCAAGAAGAGTTAGTGGCCCCATATAAAGAGCTTAGCGATTTTATTATTTATTCACCGGAAAATACAGCTCTCCGCCTTTTTGACAAAGAAGGACAAATAGAGCCTCTAGGAATAAATGGCGAAGGCTTGATTAAACTTTTAAATGTATTATCTGAATCAGATAACAAAGATCCAATAAACAGTATAAATGGCTCTCTTCGCCTGCTCGACTGGTTTGACGGATTAACTATAAAAGCAGAACAAGGTAGCATGCCGGCCTCACTCGAGATTCAAGACAGATTTCTAGATGCTGACCATGCTAGCTTCGACCAAAGAAGTGCTAATGAAGGCTTTTTATTTTTAGCGTTTTACTTTGCGTTATTCTCCACCGAATTAACCCCAAGTTTTTTTGCAATTGACAACATTGATGCATCGCTAAACCCAAAACTATGCAGAAAACTCATACAAATAATAGTTAATCTTTCTAAAAAAAACAATAAACAAGCAATCCTAACAACCCACAATCCTGCGATCCTAGATGGATTAAATCTATCGGACGACGACCAACGCCTGTTCGTTGTTTCGAGGGATATTGACGGATTTAGCAATGTAAGGCGAATTACAAAAGACAAGGACGACAAGATTCCTCTATCTGAAATGTTTATGAGTGGATTGATAGGTGGCCTACCAAATGGATTCTAAGGCGACAAGCTTTGCCCTCGTTACTGAAGGTGTATCGGATCACGCAGTCATAGAAAGACTAATCCATACAACGCTCGCGAAAAATTTAGAAAACCAAATCTACATAAACCGCTTTCATCCCAAGCCTGACGAAACAGATAACGCATGGTATGGGCCAAAAGGGGGATGGGAACGAGTTTTCGAGTTTTGCTCCTGCCAGAACTCACTTAATAAAGCCATGGCCTATAATCGATATCTTGTTATACAGATGGATACTGATACTGGGGGGCACCAGAATTTTGGTATTCAGTTGACAGACTCCAATGGAGAGATCCCCGAAGCACAAATTATATCAGAAGTAACATCTTTGATAATTAGCAAATTCCCGGATGGATTTTACAACCAGTACCAGGATCAAATTATATTTGCAATATCAATTCACTCGATTGAATGTTGGATTTTGCCTTTCTACGAGCCAACCCCAAAAAAACAGCCGCAAATAAATACCTGCGCTCGTCGTTTAGCCCACCTACTAACCAAAGAAAACATTAGCAGCGTGAAGCGGTACAAAGAATACTCAATAATTTGTAAAAAAATTAGAAGACTTAAAGATATCGAAGACAAAAAGTCTCAAAGCCTGAGTTTGACGATATTTATAGAAGCATTACAACGACTTATCCCAGCAGCTAGTAAAACAGCCTCGGACAATGCTGACTGCTGATAAAGTAATTTATTGTCGCGGGCGACAGATATTCTATTATAAATTCCGGTGGCAGCGCGAAAAGCATAGAGCTTCTCTTCTATATCTAAACGTCCCACTGCCACATTATTTGTAGACGCGTCATGAGACAATAATTAATGTAATACTTATATTTTAGTTGAAATCAAGTTATCAACTTGTAAATTTAAGAGCATTATCCCACCTTAAAACCGTGTTCAATCAGATCGATATTGAATCCGAAATTCTACCCGTCCAACTTCCCCTTCAAAATTCTGACCAGCCTCTCGCGCGTGCTATACCAACCCCTTTTCGTGCGTAACGGGACATCGTGCCTAGATTCCGCACTAGTAAAAATATGGCGAGTTAACACTGTCCGCGCATAGCGCAGGCCTGGACCGCGCAACCATTCTCAGCCGAGGTATTCAAACCAAGAACTCGCTACGTGCTTGTCAGCGCGCTGAAAGCGATGCTAAGGGTCTAGGAGAAACGAGCGTCGTCGCATGCCGAAAGCCCTGAGGCATGCAAGCAGGACATTGAAGGGGAATGGTGCAAGCATCGAACACCTAAACGACTGCAAATTCGAGATCCGTTGGCGAAGAATTCGCGACTGAAAACGAGCCCGGCCAACGCCGGGCTTTTTGTTGCCTCACGAAAAATAATAAGGCATTAGCTATTTACAGATTATTAGTCATTGCCTAATATTCATCTCAGGCCAACGCAACACCGGCCCAGCAGCGAAAGCCGCGCCGCTCTTTAGCGACACCCTTTGCCGGATCACCACCGGCGCAGATTCAAAGGCAGCGATGAACCGGCCTTAACGGTTCAGAGGGTTGGCAACTGACCCGGGCGTGCAGCGTAAAACGCCAAGAACAGTTATCCAGCGGGAGAACAAGCCGAAAGGCCCGCGGCTGGAAGAAAAATTTGGGGGTAGGCCGATGATCGACGCCAGTAGCGGGTCACGGCGGAAAGTTTCACTAATGCACCTGGTAACGGGTGCATTGGGAAAACAACCGACAAGCACGGAGTACCAAATGAGCGAGCAAACCCTTCAAGCGCTGCTGGCTGAGCGAGTCACTGCCTTTGCTGCAGGTGATCAGCCGGCAGCAATCATCGACGAGCATGTGAAGATCATGTTCACCAAGGTGATCGACAACTGCTTTGGTCGTTACGGTGACATGGGCAAGCAGGTTGAGGAGGCAATCAAGGCGGCACTGCCAGCCAACCTGACCACAGTCTTCGAACTGACCCGCTACAACGACATGATCGCCAAAGCGCTGAAAGAAAAGTGGGAAGCCAGCGGTGTAGAGGCCGACATGGTCCGTCGCGCCCAGGAAGCCATCGACGAAGTGCTCACCAAGGATCAGATGCCCGAAGTGATCAGCCTGCAAGACCTGCTGGAATCCTTCATCGACAACCACAAGGAAAGCGCCGCAGAGGAGCGCTGGGAGCGTCCGGACATTCGTTTTCAAGAATCCGAATATGGCGGCCTGCACATCTACTTCGACAAGGAGCCAAAAGAAGAATCGTCCTATAGCAGCCGCGAACGCAGTGAGTACAGCCTGGATAACGCGATCCACATCTCGTTCGATAAGCGCGGAAATGACCGAGACGACAAAGGTCGTCAGATCGGCACCGTCTACGCCGCTCGCATCGACAACGAGAAGATCGGTCAAACGCTGCGTTTCAGATCGAAGTTCGAGAAGCTGCTCGCCGCTCTTTACTTTGGGGCCTCCAAGATTCTGGTGGACTGCGAGGAAGACGATTTCAGCTACGGCCTGTACGACTGACGGCATCACCTCTACCCATTCGCTGAGTGGGCAGAAGGATGCGGACGAAACTGCGGCCTATAACCGCCCACCTGCATCGCAACCAACTACCGAGGAATGCACGGCAGTTGCCCTTCGTTACGGAGGTTTTGCCATGAAGTAGCTGAACGATTCACCCGCGTGGCACAGCAAGCCTGAAGGCTGCGCCCAACACCCATTCAGGCAGCGGACAGTAGGTCGTCGATGTCACCGCGCATCAGCCGGATTTCCGGTAGGCCACCCCAGCGCAAGAAGACAACTTGATGCTGCAAACCCTGGCCGTCGCCAGTAGCGGGCCTGGGCACCCTTCCCGACCATACCCGCATGCACTCCCCTCCGCGCCCAACGGCAACCAGCGGAACGGATGAGTGCAGCCGAGTTTTGTTGGATCAACACCCCGCCACTCTGGAGGCGACCATGGCAACCAGCTATGCAGACGGTGCGCAGGCCCGAGAGTGGGATAGGCGTTACGACGCTTGGGGCCGCGAGAAGAAATCGAAACCCGAGGAGTTCCACGACTACGAGGCTGCCGAGCAGATGCGCACTCAGGCGCTGGCTGATCGTGCTGCCCGCGCAATCGAAAAGCGCAAAAGCCTGAAGCGGCGCATTGGCCTGGCCATGGCGCAAATGGAAGAGGTCTGTCCACCAAGAGGAGGCGCAGCGTGAGCATTGAACAACGCGACCACCAGACGGCAGTTACCTGGATCGAAGGCGAGATCGACAACATGATCCGCGATTTGGGCCAGCCAAACGCCAGCTCGGCGGCGACATCGG